GAAGGCGACGCCGCCTGCACCACCACCACCAGCGAGATCGATGCCCCCATCGAGCCGCGCGCGCAGAGCGGTAGAACCGACTATCAAGCCGCCGTTCAGTTGGGCGTTAGCTGTAACCGTGATCCCATCACCGGAGCTGGCCGCGAAGGTTGTTCTCGGCTGAACTATAATGGTCTGCGCCGGCGAACCAGAGGGCACAGGCCCGAGCTTGATGACCCGTGTCAAGTTGTCCCAATACAGCAGAATATCGCCGTTCTGGTTGTCGATGGCACTGCCATAGCCAAGCCGAATACCGCCGTCAGCGTTCAGCGAGGAACTAAAGTGCGCGCTATTGTTGAAAGTTGATACGCCGTTAAAAGTCTCCGCCCCTGTAAATTGCGTCGTGCTGCCGAACGTTGCCGCGCCGTTGTGCGTCGTTGTGCTGCTGAACGTCGTAGCATTCGCAACCGTGCCGCCGCTCCACGGCGTCGGTGTCGCTATCGGCAACGGCCCCGTCCACGCATCGCGCACGACGCTGTAGTAGAAGCCCGCCGCCGAGCTGGTCTTGATGAACGTGTCGCCCGGATAGATGTCCGTCGGCAGCGTGTCGCCCGTCAATGTCTGCCGCGCGTGGCGTATCTCAACCGGCGTCGCCGTCGTGATACTGAAACCAACCGCAGCCACAGCCGCGAACACCGCCAGAAAGATAACGGGTAATAATGATTGTCTCCGCTTCATCGCATCATCTCCTCAGTACGACTTCAAATTCTCATCAGTGAACGTTGCACGCTTGCTGCCCTTCAACACGCTGTCAGGGCTTTGGGGATTAGTAGCCGTCTCCTGCGCCGCAGGCACATCAAGCGCCGCCTTGCCGCTCTGAATCGCCTCCAACAACTTGATCGCCGGGTCATAAAGTGACTTCTTCAGATTGTCTATCACTTCCGTAGTTTTGGCTCGATCCCGTTCGAGCTTGTATCTCGCAAGGTCGAGACAGGTCGAGCGCACCATCTCCGTCGAGGGCACAGGCAGCGTGTAACGAGTCCGCAAATAAGATTCAAACAGCATGCACCCATACGCGATTGCCTTGTTGACCACGGCATCATCCACCGCCCCGGTCTTATCCTTATCCGTCAACTGGATGAGCCGCCCCTCGCCCAACTCATCCAGCAAATCTTGTTTCGTGATGTAAGCCATCTAAAGACGGTGACAGGTGACAGGTGACAGGTGACAGGAAAGACAAGTTCTAATCTTGTCACCCGTCACTCGTCACGGCTCTTACGTCAGTGCTTGACCTGCATGTGGATAACCGAGCGCGGGTAGGGCAAGCGCGGGCCGCCATAGACGCCGCCTGTGATTTCCAGCTTTGGGTTCTTGCCCGCACCAAGATCGGCGGCGCTCACTTCCGTCATGCCGGAATTGCCATGTCCATTCACTTCAAGAATCGAGAAGAAACCCGGCGCTTGCATGCCGTTCTTGATCAGGTGCAGCGAAGGTGTCATGGCGAAGCCCGCGACCTTCTGACCTTGCGGGCGCTTGCCGATCACCACCACCTCGCCGTCTTCCAACCAACGCTCGAAATCCCCGTCGTCGTCATTAAACCCTTCGTCGTAAACCTCGTAGGTTGCCAGCCCGCGCTCGTCAAGAAGTTCATTCATCTCTTTCAAGCCGAACACGACCGAGGTGGCATTCTTTCTGAGACCGTACAGGTCGTCCTCGTTCCGGTTCTTCAGGCGCATATTGAGCGTCGCTTGATTGCAGTAAGCTTTCGCGCCCTTTGCCGAGGCACCCGTACCGGCAAACCTCAACGCAACCGCCATGTCATCGGCGAGCGGCGTCGCGGTAACGAATTGATCCCAATCAACGGCAGAATCGAAGGTCTGCACGGGGAACGTCTCATGCACGCGGACGCCGTTCTCGTTTATGTCGAGCAGCCCTCGAAACATAGACCAGATGCACCACTCCGCGCGGAGGAAAGTCTTATCCACGCGCGCTTTCATAATGCGGGCGATGATCCAGTGCAGATCGACCACGCCGTACAGCGAGCCGTACTGCCGCGCGCGCAAGAGTTCTTCCTCCTGCACCACGTCCGTCTCCTTGAACGGAATGGCACTGTATTTCCGCAGCTTCGAGCCGGGACGCCGGTCAATCTTCGGATCGGAGCGCATGTTATGCGGCGCTGTCATGCCGCGCTCTGCGTCGAGTTCATCCCACTCGACTTCCTGCGTCATGAACTCCTCGAACGGCGCGATCTGAATGCCGAGCAGCTTCTCGCGCTCGATCATGTACTCCTGCGTCACCTCTGTCATCGAAAGGTTAGTGGGGAATCTGTAAACTATTCCGGGCGGCATTTATTTTTCTCCTTCGCTAGAACTATCGCTCTCTACTTTCGACTAGAACTTGAAGATGCCGCCGACGACACTCACGCCGCCGAGTTGCGTCTTCGCCGTTGCGTCCAGACCGCGCAGCTTCGCTTCATCGAGCAACGCGCTGATGATCGGACTCACGTTCGCGTCCGCCGTGCCGTCCGTCTCGTCATCCGAGATCGCCGCAGCGACCTGCGACCCATCCGAGCCGAGCACCTCAGCATCAGCAGCGACGGCGACCGCCGCGTTGCCGGTCAGGGTGATCACGTTCGTCATCGTGTTCACCGACTGCACTGTGCCGATGGTTGCGCCCGTGCCGTCCTTCAACACGTCGCCAGCTTTGAAGACCGAGGCGTCGTCCACCTCGCCCGTCGCTGCGTCCGTGTCGAAGCCTTCGCCGGCAGCGACGGCGCGCGTGCGGCGGCGCAACTTGCTCGACGCGCTGATCACGCCCGCCACGTCGCCGCGCAGGACGATGAAGCCGGACGCGACCACGGCGGGCACGCGCACGGCAAGGTCTGCGCGCACCGCTTCGAGGTTATCGCGCGCTGGAAATGTTTTTACGAGTTCAGTCGGCGGCATTTACGTTTCTCCTTCAGAAGCTGTTAGCGATCAGCTATCAGCAATTAGCTTTTATTTGTCGTTCCCTTTACCGTTGCCATTGGGCTTGATGCCCATGCCCGCGCGGAGCTTCTCCATCTCTGCCGGGTCAACGATCTCAGCGCCTGTGGTTGTCACCTTCAGACCGCCGAACTTTTCACCGAACTCGACGAACGGCGGCAGCGCGGCGAGGAAGTTCTCGAAGAACTCAAGCGGCGCGATCTCGACTTGCTTCTCGACCTCTTTACCGTTCTCTTCCGTGAAGCTGGCGATGCTGATCTTCTCGTCTGACAAATCCGCGAGCACTTCCATGAACTCGATCACGCCCATGCGTTTGAATGCTGGCAGAAATTTGCCCGCGCCCAAGCGTTCACAGAAGGAGACGATCTCCGCGCGCGCCGCCGAGCCGGAATGCTTGTCCACTTGCGTCTTGAGTTTTGCGATCTCCGTGTCGCGCTTCTTCACCTCTTCGGTGAATTTCGCCTCGACGCCACCGACCGCCTCCGCGATCAGCTTCTTCACGTCGCCCTCGCTGAACGAAGCCGGTGCCTGATCGCTCTTCGCGCCGAACTTCTCTTTGAACCACTCGGCGATCTGTTCGCCAACAGTCTTTTTGATCTCTTCCTTATCCATGCCTTCTCCTTCACTAAAAGTTGCTGGCTCGAAAGTGACCGCTTCACCTTCGCCGAATTGAATTGCGCGCAAGCCCTTCACGGCCGGCGGCTGTGCGCCCAAGAAGCCCACATGCCGCAACTGCGGCGCACGAGCGCCGGGCGCTTTCGCCTCGTCTAAATAAAATGACGCTGAACGCTTTTTGAATTTACCCTTGCGCACCATCTCCTCGAACGCAGGGTCAACGTCGCAGAACTGCGCTTGCAGCATGTCGCCTTCGACGCGCAATCCACACACCCATCCATGAGCGGGCGCGTCCGTCTTGGGATGACCGATCACCGCAGGCGGCTCGTGCAGATCGGGCGCGAGATGCGCGGCGACCTGATCGAGAAAGGCAGCGTCAATCTCATGCACGTTGCCTTTGTCGTCCGTGTGCGTGCCGGTGGAGAAGACATCCACCCACTGACCGCCGAACCCCTTTTTCTTTTCTGCTTGCGTCATGTGAAATAAAAGAAGCCCGCCACTCTGAAGAAGAGTGGCGGGCTTCATGAGCCTCTTGCTGTTGTCGTGTTGGCCCTCGATGGGGGCGCGATGCAAAACTACTCTACTTCACCACAGGTGCTTTAGTCACGTCCGCTCGTGCCCCCGTCAGACTTGGCCGGCAAAGGCAACTTATACGTGACGATATTATTGCAGGTCTTGCAATGAGCTTCGATTGTGCCGGTCGTATCAGGACTGGCCTTGAAGAGCACGCGACGGCGGCAAACTTTGCATCTTACTGGAATCAACATCAGGGGAATCCTTAAACCAAGTCGCCGACCTCGCCTGTGATGCCATTCAATGGCGTACAATTCGTTCAAAACGCGCGGCAGGGGGTCTGTTCGCGGAATTGGATTTTCCCGCCTCCGGCAACAACACAGGTCAAATAAACGCGACTTTCAATTATGGGCTGCCAAGCTGCCCTGAGACATTCAACGGATCGCTGGAACAGCATAGCAGCCCAACCCCCTTGTTCGGCGCGCATCATAGACATAACGCTCCGACTAAACAAACCCTTTCTTAGTATTGTTGAGGATTTTAGACCAGCGCAGGTGTCTGATCAGGAAGCGGCTCAAACTGAATCCCATGATCACCTTTGTAAGATTCGCGGTGGTCATTCTCGCCATTCCAGATCGGGAGCGGGATGCCTTTGGGGAAAGCGGCGCAACGCCGGGCAAGCGGCTGCTCGTCGTCGAAGTGCTTGCAGAAGGTGCAAACCTCACTGACGCCTGAGATCATATTGCAGTCACGCTTCACTGTACGGCTCATAGTTTCTTGCGCTTGTATTTTAGACCCAACGCCCGCGCGACGAGTTGCCAGATGCGGTGTCGCTCTTCCAGCTTCGCCTCCTTAATCGCCATTGCGCCGTTGCGCACGGCACGCTGAAGCTCGGCGACAACTTTAACACGAATCCGGTTGAATTCGCGCGCGATCTTCTGAGCTGTCTCGTTATCCCAGCCCCCAGCCGGCGGGCGCATAACATAGCTGTGAGTAGGCGTGACGACCCGCGACTCTGCGACCTCTAAGTCGGCAGCGTCGGCGATGTCCGTCAGCGAGAACGCACCCTCGCCCGGATGATTGTGCACATCATAGCCGCCGCGCATCCGCGCGATCTCCTCATCAGTGAGATCATATTCGACCGCATCTTCATCACCCGTGAAGCTGGCGACTGGCTCGCCTTCGCTGTCGAAGAGATGCAGGTGCTCAATCGGCTCGTTTCTAATCTCTCGCTCCGTGTCCAACACCGACTGAGGGGTCTTAACGCGCGATCTTTGCGACCGCTCAGACGCCTGCTCAATCGTCTCCTTCAAGCCGCCTTGCTTGGGGACGCCCTGAAATCTGCCCGCGCTGAGATCATAAACAGCCGTGCCGTACTCAGCCTTCACCGGCACACCGCTCTTGTCATAAGCAAGCTCGGCTTGACCACTCGGGTTCTTTTTGTTGTAACCGGCAGACGTGCCCGTCGTGGCAGTCACATTACAGCGACAGTTAAATCCCCAAGGCGGAAAGTGATCATCCCAAAACGGATGATTAGCTGGCAGCACCAAGCCATCACACGCAGCGTGTGATGGGCGCGTCCGATCATCCAGTACGGCGTGATACTCCCAATAGGGCAGATCATCAACCGTCTCTTCGAGCGCACGGCGACGCCCCACGCCATACGCCATTTGCATATTGGTTCTAGTGATCGTCTCTAAATGAAAATCGCCAAGCTCTCGATGCCCTGCGCCAGCGAGAATCTCTTTCAAGCCGGCGACGACTTCTCTCTGCGTCGCGCCACTCTCCAACGCCTGCGCGATCTCTTCCTTCATCGCCTCCAAAACATCTGTCCGGTAAACTTGGGAAACTGAAAAAGCAGCCGAGCGCGCTTCGCCCTCTAAATCATCGAACGTCTTGCGCGGCACGACGCGCTTGCGGCGGAAGTAATCAATCGCCTCCTCTGGCGGCACATCGAAGCGCACGTCAATCGGGTCGGCGAAGCTCACTTCCTCTGCGACGTGATCGAGTGCCAGCAAGTAGGCTGCGAGCAGCCCATCGCCAAGCACGCGCGCGAGTTCGGCGAAGAGCGGATTTAATTGGGCTGAGAATTTATCGCGCAGTTGCGCGAGCTTCGGCGACTGATCAAGCTCATCAATTATTCGTCCGAGAATTGAATCATAGACGGGCGCAGCTTTGCGAAGCGTTCCTTCTTCAAGCCCGGCTGCCTCTTCCGCGACGCGCCGGGCTGAGTTTTTTTTTCACTAAACCCGCCTCCGCTCGCGTCCTCCGGTTGCGCATCATCAACGGGCTGCGTATCTGCTTCTTTCTGTGGGAAGGGCAGCATCTCTTCGCCGTCGTCAGGCTCAGGAATCTGAAACGCGTTATAGACGAACGCGCGCGGGATCGGCAGGTACATTTGCCACAGCGTTTGCAGCACACTGGACAGGTTTTTCAAATCTGCGCCCGGCTCATAGTTAATGATCCACATCGGCGGGCGCTCGACCGGCCCGAAATTCCAGAATGTTAGCGGCCACACGAGTTTCGTGTTGACCGCGAGCATCAAATTCTTCGCATCAACTTCCGTCTTCGTCTGCTCGACGCGCTCATGCACTTGCCCCAACGCACGCGAGCCGCCGCCCTCGCTGCCCCGGCTCGTCAGCGTCTGCCCGCGTATCACGCGCGCGATGCCGTTGTTGCAGAACTCGTCAGCGAACTCTTTGAAGCTCGACCCCATTGACGTGCGAACGCCTTCCATTATCTCAACCACAAACTTTTTAGGTACCGCAACAACGCTCTCCTCAAAGACGGCGCGGGCGGCGTCGAGTGCTAATTGCTTTTCCGACTCTGACGCGCCATCGTTATACTGCGACTTAACAGTGCCAGACCCTTTCTCGCCGTAGCGCAGCCAGTTCTTCACGTTCGCGCGCTTGAACCAACTCAGCCAAAAGACTTTTCTGAGCAGGGGCGATCCCCATCGATTGCCATAGCGCGGGCGGTAGCTATGCACGAAGAATTTTCGCTCCGGCAGTGGCTTCTCTATATCCCAACCATCAATCAACATGCCGGGTCTCAAGCGTAACGGGCCGGTCTGCGGATAGGGATAGATGCCGGTCGAATAGGGCGCGAGCATTCCTTCGCCGAACGTGAAGAGATGCTGCGGCTTGAATTTTACGTCTTCGATAAAGACGCGATCATTTCCATTGCCGAAGACGATCTCGCCGACTGTTACACCGCGCCCGATGAAATCAAGCGCCTCCCACAGCACGTTATCAAAACCGAAATACTTATCCGTGCCCGGCGTGATCATGAATCCTTCGAGCGTCTCTTCAATGAACTCCGCGATCTTCCCATCGCGCCGCTTCTCGCTCGCCGGCCGGACGTGGCGCGACTTCGACAGCACGTTCTCCTTGCGCGCATCGAGGCACGACGCAACCATATCGTCCTTCTCTTCGATGTCGTCATAGATCGCCTGCGCCAGCCACGGATTGCCCCGCAACTGCTCCCAAAGCCAACTCGGATTGTCCGGCAGCCCGACGCCCACCAGTCCAAAAGCAAACGCCATGTAGCTGCCGACGCGCTCAGAGGAAAGTATTTCGCCAGACAGAAGCTCTTTTTCGTTAGGTGTCATAGTTTCGTGCGAGCATTCAGCCCTCTTTCAAGAGCCGATTCGCTGCGACCTCGCAATGACTTTCTTCAAGCTCAACGCCGACCGCGCGCCGGCCCAATCGTTTCGCCGCAACGAGCGTGGTGCCCGAACCGGCGAATGGGTCATAGATCAAGTGCCCGCGCCGCGAGTAGGTACGCATCAACCACATGATCAATGCCAAATTCTTTTGCGTCGGGTGCAGCGATCTGCCGTCGCGCGTGTTCGGAAAGCGCAGCACGCTGCGCGGGTAATACTTATTCGAGACGCTGCCTACTGCATCACTCAATAAGCACCCGCGAGCGCGCTGCCCATCTTCACGCCAGTTGATTTGAATTCAATCTTGCCGACATAACTCGTAACGATCACGTACCAAGCAAGCGCGACGGCAATGATTTCGTCGTCGTGATAACCGCTCTTCGCCTCCATTCGGTCGCCGTTCTGGATGAAGACCCGCGCTTCTTCGCATAGCTCCTGTGAGCACGTTCTGAATTCACCCTCGCGCCAAGCCTTCTCCAGCAGCCCGATCACAAGGCGCTTCAAACGATCCGTCATGGCGACGCCGGGTCGCGCGCGCAGTAGCGCCTCTTGAATCTTGGTCTTACCCTGATCAATGTCGCGCTGAGTCTGCACGTCAATCGCTTTGTACAGGCGATGGCCGTAGCCGAGTCTTTCTACTTCGAGGATCGCAGCCTCGCCCATGTTCGACTCAATGACGATCTCCGCATCGTTGTATCTATCAGAGCATTCGCAGACCATCTTTGCCTGCGCATCTTGCTTGGCGTAGCCGCTCCAACGATGGACGTGCTCGCCGGTGTTGCGATCAATCACAGCGATAGCGGCAGGGTCTGCACCCTCAATGCCCATCGAGGGATCGAGTGAGACGACATATTGATGCCCCGGCACAACGGCGCGCGGGTCGCACTTCACAATCGTGTATGACTGATCGAAGACAGTGCCGCCCGTCTGCGCGAACGGGTCAACGTCATTTTCAGGGTATTCGACGCGAAACTTCTTCGCGCCCTTTTTAGCGATCTCCTGTCGTCGCCATGCGAGGCAAGCCGCGACCTCATCACAATGCCACGCGGCATCGGCATGTACGTAGCCATTGATCTTCAGATGCGCGAGGATCGCTTCCGCGCAATCACGCTCAGACTGCAAAGGTAAGCTCTGCTGCTCTCGCTCTTCGCGCGTATAGCTTGTCACCCGCGCGGCGTTGAAGCCGGCGTCGTCCAACTCTTCGAGTTGCTGCTTCGGACTCAGTAAGAACCAATTGAGATCGCCATTTTGCACAAACCTCGCGCCTTCGATCCGATAGTTGCGATTCCACCACCACTCGAAGAAATGCGCGCGCGTGCCGCCCTGCCTTGACTTCCCTTGCGTGTACTTGCGATGAAACCAATCGCCCACGCCCTTCGCCGTTGACTCACCGGAAATCTTTCCGCCTTTCGTGGCGTCGCACAGCGCAGTCGCGGCCGTCTCCGGGTCGCCGCGCCAGAAGGGAATTTCTGTCAGGTGCAGACGTGTGATCGTGTCGCCGCGCCCCTTCTCTTCCTGTCCGGGCACGACCGCAGAGACTGTAATGCGCGAACCTGTCACGCCTTTTTCTTCGTCATCAAATTCGAGTTCGGCTTTGGTCGAGTATTTTTTGTTCGGGCGTATCTCATCACGCAAGTTTCCATACATCTCCTTAACCGCTTTGAAGAGAGCACGAAGCGTGTCAGGGTCTTGCGCGACCAAGCGGACGTGATGCCCGCTCTCCATGATTGCGTCGGAGAGATAGTCAGCCGTGTAATAAGTCGAGATGCCGAGCCGCCGACATTTCAGAGTGAAATCTTCAAGGCTTGTATCCGCGCTCGCCTCGATACTGGCAGCCAACAATTCCTGCTGTGCATCGTTCAGCTTCAGCGACTTCAGTTTGTTCCTGTCGAAGGCGTCACGAATCTTAATTTCGCGCTCAAGAAAGATGCGCTTGCGCGCCGGCCACCCTACTCGATACCAATCGAGCGAATACATCTCCGGCTCAATCTCAACGCCCGCCGAGGCCGCACGCTGATCCGCCTGCGCCAGCAGTTGATCTAGCGAAGCGCCAGTCTTTTTAACAACCTTACGACGTGGCATATTTCTCTTTCAAAAAGTCGTTGAACTTCTTTGCGTGGCGCTTGAAGAAGGCTAAGCCCTCAACGTCTGCGCCGAGATACTCAAGCAAATCGGCAGTGAACTCGACGCCAAGCGCGGCGCGGTCAATAGCTGCGCCGCGCAACTTCTCGCGCTCTAGTTCAAGCTGCTCGCGCTGTAAATCTAAACGCTTCTCTTGTAGCTTGCGCTTCTGTTCCTGTTGGCTGACGCGCAGGAGCTTCATCGGGTCTTGCGTAATGACCTCGCGCGTGGCTGTGAGCAGCCGATCCTCGACCGTCTGCATCACGATCTGATATTTATCACCGTCTTCTTGCTTCAGGTCTGCAAGCAACTGCTTCGCCTGAAAGCGTGCCAGCCGGTAACGCTCAGCCAGTTCATTGCCCGTTGCTTCGCGCCAACGCGCCAATGAACTCTTCGCTAGTTTCTTATTGAAGGTGGATTGAAATGCGGTTGAGAGTTCGCGGTCTGTCGCCCCGTTTAGAATACCGGAGATAACAAACTCGAACTCCTCATCTGCGAGGTCTCTGACAACATGTCGTCGTGGCATTACTCAACTCGCGCGATGCCGGGATGATCCGCTATGCCGTCTTGGAAATTGATGCCCGCCGTCGTAATGCGCGCGCAGACCACGTCCCCCATCTCATCATCGCTGTCACAGTCGGCATATCGCTGAATCAACTTTGCCTGCTTCACTTCGTCCAGTTCCTCTTCAGCAGTGGAAGGGAAGAGCCGGATCAGCCGCAAGGAGCGCAGATAGTCAACCTCTTCCGCCAGCCGCCGCCGCGTGAGCGGATAGTTGCGACTGTCAAGCAGGTGGATCAAGACGGGCAGTTCGACGGGTCGGGGGCGAGCCTGATAGAGAAAACAGATGATCCACCCACGCACACGCTCGTTACGCTGTCGTTGCTGTTCTTTCGGTCTCCACATTTTTTGATTTCTCTATGGCCATCACTCTCTCGGTGAGCTTGTGTATGTCAACCGCCACATGCGCGAGTGTCGTCCCGCCACTGTCTTCAATACTCGCAATTCGATCCGTCAGCAATCGAACGTTCCCGCTAAGACTGTCGCTTGCGTCGGCGTTCACCCGTTGCAGAATTTCAATCGTCTCGGTCGCCCGACGCTGCTCGACTGCGATTGACTGGAGTACCTCTGCGAGCCGGCCGAGCGCCTCTGCCTCTTTCTCTCTGATTGCGCTCTCACCGGCGCGTATGTCTAGCTCGCGTAATCTGACTTCCTTCCACGTCGGCGCGAGCTTCAGAATCGTGGCAAGTAACAGAGCCAGCAGGACTGCCGTTGGCCCATAGGTTAAGATTTGTGTGATCTCGATGCTGCTCAATAGCTTTAGTCCTGCTGGCTCCTAGTTCGTTCTTGTGTCTTGGTGTGGCTGGAGATGCTCGCTCGAATTAGTTGCGCGGCACTCTCGCCACACGCCCCCAAAGCCCTGCATCGGAACTCAACCCGTCCACGTCAGGCTTCTCGAAGACCGCGCCGTGCCCACGTTGTTTGAGCCGTTGCGGGCTGTACTTGTATGCGCTTCGACCGTTCAGCATGAAGCGTGGCAGACCCGCGCCAGCCGTGTCGTTCTCTTCATTCTGCAACGCGCTCGCATAGCGCAGCTTCAGGTCAAGCGTCCCGACGTGCGCAGTATCGAGATGGATGCTCTCGGCGCGTTGCTTGACCACTGCGGCGCGTGGCGCGCTGGCCGGCGATGCAGACTGAGCCATGCAGACGAACGAAAAGACGATCACGATCAGGCACGTAATCAATGCCGCGAAAATTTTTCTCATCAGCTTCTCTTGTCCTCCTTCTTCCTTTCGTGAACTTCGATTGCGAGGCTGGTTATCAGCCAGCCCCGCAGTTAAAGAATTACTCGCCGCTCGCTGTCGCGCCCGTCTCATCGCTCGCGGCCGGCGCGGCCTCGACTGTTGCCGACGCATCCGTCTCGTCAGTCGTGGACGTGCCGTCCGCAGGCGGCGCGCTCGTCACCCCGTCGTCGGCGACGGGCTGCGGCGGCACCGCATCCTGCAACGATCCGGTCGCGCTCTTCAGTCGCTCAGACGCGCCGCGCAGATTCGCTACGATCTTATCGAGACCCGACAGGTCGATCTCCGCGCCCGACGCTTGCTGCTCTTTCAACGCCACGATCTCGCTCTCAAGGTCTGCAACGTGACCATCTGCCGCATCCACTTCGGTCGAGAGCGTGCCGACTGCTTCATTCAGCGCCGCGACCTTCTCGTCAATCTGCTCCTGCGTGATCCTCATGCGCTCTTCAAACTCCTTTCTGGTTATGAACTGCCCTTGCCACAGTTGTGTAATTACGTTGAAGAATCTCGCCATGCCTGCATCTCCCCTTCAGAGTTGCTGATTCAAATCAATCGGCATCGTGACGACCTCAGAAAAGAAAAGTCCCGCCAACTCCTTAGCGGAGCGGCGGGCTTCTCGTGAGCCTCTTAGAGAAGATGTCAGACCCTCTGGCGGGGTTCGTTTGTGCGTCGCGGAGTGTAGCCTAGCTGCGAGGACTAAACAAAGCGAAAGCGACGGCAGGAGAGTTTCCCGCCGTCGCTTCCGGTTTTGTGCGAACATCGCTCAGCGCAGATGATCGCGTGCACTGTCGGACGCTTCGCCGACCCGATCATCAGCTTCGCTCAAGCCCTCTTTCATCTCGCCTGTGGCTTGGCGCACGCGCCCCTCCGTCCGCAGCTTGTCGTTGTCTGCGGCGTCGCCGATAGCTTCTTCCAGCTTGCCGGCCGACTTCTCTTGTTGACCTTCTTTCTTCGCGTCACTCATAAAGATAGACCTCCCTCTTTGGTTTGCGTTGTTGTTTGTGGGGGCTTGACGGCGAGAGGATAAGCAGCGCGGCTTTAACTAAACAAATGTTATTTTCGATACAACTATTCTGGCTTTTGAATCCAAATCAACACAGGCTTGATCTCATAAGGTGCGCCACCTGAAATCTTCTTCGCGTGCCGCTCGGCTTCCTGTTCTAAGACAAACGCATCCACAGGGTGAGACGCCCCGTCAAAGAAGATTCCATGATAGGGCAGCGACTGAGCAAAGCGAGAACATTCGGCATAATGCCTGCTGAAATTTCCGCCGCACTCTTCGCAGGTTTTTCCGAGATCAGCCATGACCCACGGCTCCCATCTCTGGCTCAGGAATCGGGCCAGCCCACTTGCCATTGTATTCTGACAATTCGTAGATTCGACCTTCATCTCTAACCTTCAATTTATTGTCGAGCAAATCTTGCGTTGTTTCATGGAAGACCCTAACGATTATCCCAGATGTGAAGGTCGGGTGCAGATACCAGTAATACCCTCTCTCGGCGGGCTGCTGATCTGTCCATGTCAGATTTTCGCGGTTGGGCTTCGGCATATTGCTTCGTCTGGCGAGAAGTAACAGTTGATTAAAATGGTATGCGAAGCCTGCGGTATCAAGAACGCGCTCGTAGAGTTCGAGGTCTGCTCGCATCATTGCTGCAAGGTGCTGGTTTATCATTTCGGCATTTCGTAGTTCGTATTCCGCGCTCATTGTTTCGCATCCTCCACTTTCAGATGTAAGCTAATGCTAGAGTATATCAACAAGGTTGGGTGTTATAACCTGAAATCAATCGAGAACTTTGCGATCAAGCCCATCTGCTTCTCGCCGATCTGCCTGCCCGCGTTCCAATGTTCAAACAATCGGCTCTCGCCTTCGACGCAAGTATAGATTCGCCGTCCGTGCATCTGCGCGCCTTGCAGATAATTCAAAAGACGCTGGCAATCGAGCGCATACATGACAAACAAATCCCAGCACATATTGCCACACCATTCGAGTCGGCGGACGTAAGGAAACCTGTGACCGTTACTAACGAGCGTGCCGCTATCGAGTGAGAACTCGACGCCAACAAAATCAAACCCATGCTCGTCATCAATAAAGCAGCTTTCGAGCATCATTGAATCGTGAATGTCAATCATTCGTATGTTGCCATCGAACATGCCGTTGTCGTCATTGCAAGCGAGCATGACGGGAATCTGCAAGTAATCATAGAAGCCGTTGCGCCGGATGATCGTGCGAGCGGTCGCGCCGATAGAGAGCCTGCGCCGTTTCCGACAATTAAGCGTATGCCATCTCATATCAATTCACGCCCGCCGCGCCGACGCGCCTCTGCGATTAACTTCAAGCCAACAGACCTCAGCCGGATCAACGCCATAAGCAATGTGCATATAGACCTGACCCGCAACCTCTATCGCCAGCACGAGCCGGTCTTCAGTCCACGCCGCCAACTGCCCGCGATTCTCCACGCCCGGCGCAACCGTCCAGACCACGCGCCGCCCGACATCGGCGTCAGTTAATTGCTCGATCTCGATCATTATTCTTTGAACTTCACCACCGTCTCTTTGACGGGTTCGCCCAAATCAACATCTTGAACAAAATAGTTTCGCTCGATTGCAAAATTCTCAATGGCGTCGTCAAGCGCAAGCAAAGTATCAACCTCGCCGCCGAGCATCCGCGCCCCTTTATCGAATTCCTCATCAGTCAGTCCATCAGCCTTAATCCGTAGATCGAGATGAGCAATCATTTGCGCAACAGACCTTTGCGTGATTTCCAGTTGCGACTTTAATGCGAAGATTCGGTTCATCTGTATCGTCGTTTTCATCA